GGAAACACGCGATCCAAACCTGAAGAAGCACGGCCCCGGTTGGCCTACAGGTGATGGTGAGGTGGTGGGTTACGCCATTGCAGTTGATGATTGGTCAGGTTACATACCTATCCGTCATTTCGGCGGCGGTAACTTAGATGAAAAGCAAGTTAACAAATGGCTGAAGAAAGTCTTTGAATGTCCTGCCGATAAGATCATGCACAACGCACAATATGACTTGGGCTGGATTAAGAAGATGGGCTTTCAGGTGAATGGCCGGATCATCGACACGATGGTCATAGCGTCACTACTGGATGAAAACAGATTTAGCTACAGCCTCAACGCTTTGGCCTACGATCACTTAGGTAAAGTTAAATCAGAAAAAGGTTTAGTGGAGGCGGCGCGGCAATTCGGAGTCGATCCGAAAGCAGAAATGTGGAAGATGCCCGCCATGTACGTTGGACCGTATGCGGAGGGTGACGCTGAACTTACCCTCGAACTCTGGAATTACTTCTCCGTTCAACTTGGCAAAGAAAGCTTGTGGTCTATCGCTAATCTCGAACTTGACCTCCTCCCATGTCTTGTTGACATGACGATGCGAGGAGTAAGGGTTGATACGGAGAAGGTCGAGCGAACGCGGGATAGCCTGCTCAAGCGGGAACGGGATGTCCTCAAGGAGATCAAGCGCATCAGCGGCAGTAATGTTGAAATCTGGGCTGCTCAATCTCTCGCTAAAGCGTTCGATAAAGTCGGAGTCCACTACCCACGTACTGAGAAGGGCGCACCTAGTTTCACTAAACTCTTCCTCCAAGAGCATGAGCATCCACTCGCGCAACTCGTGACCCAAGCTAGGAACCTTAATAAGACATCCGGCACTTTCATCAATACAATCATGAAACACTGCCACGCTGATGGTCGAATACACTCCCATATAAATCAAATCCGTTCTGACGATGGAGGAACCGTATCAGGCCGCATCTCCATGTCCAATCCTAATTTGCAGCAAATCCCGGCCCGCGATCCAGAGTTGGGGCCAATGATTCGTTCGTTATTTCTTCCAGAAGAAGGTGAGCAGTGGGCGGCCATTGACTTCTCGCAACAAGAACCGCGCATCTTGGTACATTATGCGCATGTATACGGTAAAACGCGAGGCGTTCCGCTAGAAGGTGCAGCCGATTTTGTAAAAGCATACAACAATGATCCAGCTACGGACTTCCATACAATGGTCGCGGAGATGGCTAACATCCCACGGAAGCAGGCCAAGACTATCAACCTCGGCATGATGTATGGGATGGGTGTAAACAAATTGTCCGAACAACTGGACGTGTCGGTGGAGGAAGCTAAAAAGCTGACGAAGCAATACCACGACCGCGTACCGTTTGTTAAAGGTTTGATGACGGGCGTTATGAATCGACTGAACGAGAAATCGTCGGGCGGATCACTGACCTCGCTGCTGGGACGTAAGTGCCGGTTCGATCTGTGGGAACCCGATACGTTTGCTATGAACAAAGCTATGCCTTACCGGGAAGCGGTTGACGAATATGGGCCCACAACCCGACTAAAGCGGGCTTATACCTACAAGGCGCTCAATCGTTTAATCCAAGCATCTGCTGCGGATATGACGAAAAAAGCGATGGTCGATCTATACAAGCAAGGCATTCTGCCCATGCTCCAGATACACGATGAGATTGCAATGTCCGTTAAAAATGTCGATGAAGCAAACGCCGTGGCCAAAGTTATGGTGGAGGCTGTCCCGCTTGAAGTGCCTTCAAAGTGTGATGTGGAGATAGGACCATCGTGGGGTGAAGCAAAATAACCTTGAAACCCTGCACTTGCGGGGTTTTTCTTGCATTGTTATATATGTTCCTATATTATCGTAGATATATATTCCGGGGGCATCGGAGAGTTTTAATGGATACAACACGTTGGAAAAGCATTCTCGTACCACGCGAGGTGTATGAAGAGATAAAAGAACTGTCGAAAGCAGAAGGCCGAACCATCGGCGGACAGCTACGGCTAGTCTTTGAGTGGTACAAAGAAGCTGCTAAACAAAGCGCAGCCGTCGAACAAGACGACCAACAACGATGAATTACGACCTCATCGTCAGAGTAGTTGGTGGTGAAGGTTTCTTACCCGTAACGCGGGACAATCAAGGTTTTGGCTATCTACCCATCATCAAGGATGAACACGGTAAAGAGGTTTATCGCGGTGAGTTTAGACAATCAGCCATAGAAGCGTTGGAAGACTGCAAAAATAGGATGCCAAGGATATGCGATTAAGTGTTGCTTATCCCATACATTGGACCTATACTGTGTCTGAGCATGTGAATCATGTTCTCCGTAGTTGACCCTGACCCCAGTACGGTTGCCCCCGGCTGGGGTCATTCTTTTTTAGGAGTAGTAAATGGCAGATAAAATTTTTGTAAACGGGCTAAGAATACAAAAGCCACGCGACAATGCACCTGATTTTGTGAAAGCAAACATCAACATAAACCGCGCAGAACTCCTTTCATGGCTCACGGAACAAACCGATGAGTGGGTAAACGCGCAAGTTTTAGACAGTAAAAATAAACCGGGTAACTGGTATGTGGAGGTAGACACGTGGAAGCCGAAAAGCGAGTAAGCGACATCGAATGGTCTTGGGCCGTATCAACCATCAATAAGGTGGTGAACGAGTCGCTAGATAAAGCCGAATGCGATGAAAGATTAAAACCCAAAGAACGTTTGCAAAGATCACTAGAGATCGAAAAAGCGTGGCAACGGATTTTACAGGGCTAACCCTAGAAGCCCTCTCATTTATGCTCTTCGGAGCATTTTTGGGGTTTATGTTCCGGGGTGCGTATTTGATTGTTCAAGACAAAGAACGAGAGTTTCAACGACGCAAAAAATTAAGAGAGGAAAACCATGAAAGCACTACTAACCATAGATGAAGTCTGCGAGGTAGCAGGCGTATCTAAACCAACCGTGTACCGAAAGGTCAAACTGGGTGAGTTCCCAGCACCTACTAAAGTACCAACAACCGCGACCCGCGGACCAAAGCTCGTTAATCGCTGGAAGAAAGGCGAGGTCCTAGACCACGTTAAAGCGCACAACGCAGCAGATGCCGTAGCAAATCCCCCAATAGAAGATACCGATACACACTGGTATGAATACGCTTCACCCGTCAAAACACCATGGACCGAAGAACATAAGTATTCGATCATGGCTGTAATAGGTGGATTGCTTGCAGGTCTAGCCGTCTGGCTGTTCAAGTAACTGGTGGCCCGACCCCCAGTCTTTGGTTCCAGAATGCGAAAACGCAAACCGGCTTTAGGAGTGCCAGAGGCCGGGCCGTCTGGGATTATCCAACATTCACGGCTCACGGTACATAGTTAACGGGGTTTCTGTATATATAGAGATATAAATAAGAAATAATATTTTTAGTGAAAATAGGTGTAACCGGTGTAACCGTGTAACCAGAGCAGTTAAACCCTTGTTATATATAGAGATATACAGTTACATAAGTAAGAAACAAAAAAGTAACCGTACTAAAGTTTATGTAACCAAAAGAGCAGAATTGCGTATAAGGGCTCAAAAAGTTTTTTCATTTATTTTTATTTTCTTGTCTATATATACTAAAGCGGGCTAAGTTGTGGCAAACTATCGTTTAATAACTGGAGAATTAAAATGCCCGCACCAAAGTCTGCACCACCTGCTGTAAAAAAGAAGGCAGGTAGGCCCCGCGCAACAAAAGCACAACCTTTGACCCGTAAGCAGGAACTGTTTGTTAAAGAACTGGTTTCTAAAGATGGGCAGATCACTATGAGAGAAGCGGCGATTAATGCCGGGTATCCTGTTAGCTCCGCCCACACTAGAGCGTATGAGCTAACCAATGCAAATATTAGCCCCCATGTTGTTCACGCGATCCAAGCATATCGTGCCGAACTGGATGAAAAGTTTGGGGTCAACTACCAACGCCATTTGCGAGACCTGCAAACCATTCGTGATATGGCATTAACCAACGGCGCATACAGTGCAGCCGTCCAAGCCGAATATAGACGCGGGCAAGCGCAAGGCGACATCTATGTAAGCAAGAGTGAAATAAGAACAGGCAGCATCGACAGTATGAGTAAGGATGAAGTCTTGAAAGCACTCAAGGAGATAAAACAAAGCTATGCCCCGATTACTATCGACGTTACTCCCGAAGGAGAGAGCAATCCCCAAAACCGCGACAAAGCGAGAGGCCGACTTCTGGAGGCAGATGAAGACGGGGATGGAGAAAACCGGACGCAACATTAAAGCGACTCGGTTAGAAACGTGGGCAATGCCCGGAGTGCCGGACGTAGTTTTGTTAGATGAGTTTGGTAATTTCCACTTTGTAGAATTGAAAGCAACCGCAGGCAATGCGGTAGATTTACGACCCCACCAAGTTGCATGGCTAACTAATCATGGGCACGGCAGTGTTTGGGTCATGGTTAAAAAGCACAAGACAAAAAATCTGCCAGAACAATTTTTTTTATACAAAGGTGCTGACGCAGTAGACCTTAAAATGGAAGGGTTAAAAGTTGATCCCTACCACCACGTGGAGGGTCGAGTAGATTGGTCAGAAATATTTAGCTTGATTTGTCCCACAACATCGCATATCATCCCATAGTCAATAAAACTACGGAGGTTAATATGACAGTATTAGAAAAAGACCGGTTTGATTCGAGCCGTTATGACCAACGTCACGGTGGTCCTTATGATCGTGGGGGTGCTGATTACTATTATGGTCGAGCATTCGACCCGCATTATTTTGAAGGCGCGACGCATAGCAGTGAAAAAATTGAACTCAAGGATATGAGCGCAGAAGAAATAGCCGCTTATACTCGTGGGTTTAACGCCGCCGAAGAAGACGGCATACAAAAAGATTGGGGTTAATAAATGTTTTTTTTGATTAGATGGTGGGCAAAACTTAGATATGGGTCGGACGCAGTAGAAGAGTTCGAACGTGAGCAGCGGAGACCACGCCCGCAAAAGAGACCGCAACAACGTGTTCAACGAAGGCGTAAATAAAAAAGCAAAAAATTAAACCCGGTTGACGCCGGGTTTTTTATTGGTTAAGGTATGCGATAAATCTTATATCAACTATGGGGGCAACCATGTTAAAGACAGTAGAAATTAGCAGAGCAGAAAAAACCAAAGGCATCGCCGTGACTTATCGCGCTGGCGATGGGGAGAAATATGCGACCTGCCCAGCGGCTTGCAAAATGAATTGCAGCGGTAAAGGTTCAAACAAAATTGACGCCAATTATTTGGACGCGCTTTTGGATGCGGTCCCGACTAAAGGCCAATCGTTTACTTACTCGCATTTTGATCCGAACGTTTATGGCTGGGGCAAAAAATTGCGTAAAGGTAAAACCGTGATTAACTTTAGCGCCGACACTTTGGGCGCTGCATCCGCGTCAATTTATAACGGCGTCCCGTCGGTTTGCGTTGTTCCCGATAAATTCTGGCAAGGCAAAAAATCAGGCGATGCGCCTTTTAATAAAAAGATTGTGCGATGCCCAGCAGAATACCGCGACGGGTTTAGCTGCCGCGATTGTGGCAACGGCGACCCATTGTGCGCACGTTTGGATCGTGATTTTATTATTGGATTTACTGCGCATGGTGCTGCCAAGAATAAAGCCGCCGACCAAGATACCCGCGGCGGATGCTACGCCGATGGCGGAAACGTTCGACTGCATTGGGTAGCGACTAGCAACCACGCCCAGCCCGATGAGACCGACGGCGAAAAGTTAAAACGGTTCGCCAAGTCTTTACCGCCGCGCAGTATTATCCGCCACCACGTCGCCGGGGATATTGGAGCGGAATAACTTTTTTAAATATTAGCTTGCGCTATATATAACTTTATGCGATATTATGGGGGTAGGGAGCAATTCCGCCCCCTTTTTGTTTTTACGGAGAACAATATTATGACTTATCAAACTAACGCATTCGCGCACGGGATTGGCAATTCCGCGGTTTCATCACAATGGTTTAGCCGCCCCGACGATCAAAAGTTTTTGACGTTGGATAATATGCTGGCCACTAAAAAGAACGACGCGCAACGGATGACAAGCCGAACGGTTGACACTCACAAAATCCAGATTGTTGGCGAGTTCGACGAAGCAAACCCAAGCCGCGGCGATTTGAGAATTGAATATGCCGACGATAATAACCGGGACCACGTGAACACCCCAACCAATTGGAGTTTTGGCCAATTGTCCCAACTATCGGGAGCGCCTGCCGGATACCTTAAAGACTTGCCCGCACCATTGGCGGCGGACTGCATCCAATGGGGTTTGCGCTATAACCGTGGTCGCGAATTGGTCAAGGTATACGGAAGCCAAGCCGACGGCGGCGACTTGAGAGCGGCGACGGGTCCAGACTATGGCCGCATTTATGACTGGGAAATATTGGAGCCGGTCAAAAAATTGGTTGATGAGTCTGGCGGACGTTGGAAAGTGCCGGGCATGATGACGGGGAGCCGTGATGGTTTAGCCCTTTATGATCCCGACGTGCCCGTGACAATGGACACCACTACGTTATTTGCCAGCGACCGCGATGTTTTCGTTTTCTTGGTGGATGATCGCAACCCTATCGAAGTCGGTAAGCTGCCGAACGGCGAGCCCGATTTAATGTTTCGCGGGTTTTATGCTTGGAACAGTGAAACCGGCAGCAAGACGGCAGGTATTGCCGCGATGTATCTGCGCGGGGTTTGCATGAATCGCAACCTATGGGGCGTTGAAAACTTTCAAGAAATTAAAATCCGCCATACTAAATTTGCGCCGGATCGTTTCGCAATGGAAGCCCGCCCAGCATTGGAAAGCTTTGCGCATGGATCAACCGCGACATTTGTCGAAGGCGTCCAAGCCGCGAAAGCCGCCAAGATTGCCCACGATGATGAAAGCCGTTTGGAGTTTTTAAGCAAGCGGGCCGGTTTATCTGGACGCATGGCGAAAGCCGCAAACGCCCGACACTTGAAAGAAGAGGGCCGCCCAGTCGAAACCGTATGGGATGCCGCGCAAGCTATCACCGCGATAGCGCGAGACATTCCCCACCAAGATGCCCGCATTGAAGTTGAACGAAAAGCCGGTGCGCTACTGGATAAAGTCGCCGCATAACACCAGCGACAACGCGAAACCAAAGCCCGCCATTGTGCGGGCTTTTTTATTGGGGGTTTACTTTTTATAAAGTTATCCCATATAATCCCATACATCGGCAGCAATTAAGCCGCCGGTACTACGGAGAAAAACAATATGACAAACGTTCATACTTTAAACGTCCGCCCGTCGGACATTCTACTGGATCGGGTTTTTAATCCTGCCAGCGATAACAACTTAGGCGGGGCAACGCCTGCACAATTGGCGGAAGCTTGCGGGATCATCCCCGACTTTTTCTGTCAGGCCTGCATTGAAGCCGACGCGCTAACACTGGACGCCATCGCGGCGGGCATGGATAACGCTTACCAGTTCGGCGGGTTCTGCTATCCCTTCAATGGGACCGTTGACGATCACAACGGGACTTACCAAAGCGATCACGAAGACGACGACGCATTGCCACCGCTGGCGCGTTTCATCTTCGAGGGCTTCGAGTGTTTCGTTTATGAATACGGCATTGCCGCAATTCGCGACCGTGCAACCCGTGAAACTAAGATCGCGAGGTTTGACTGATGGAAGCCGCAAAGCAAACCGAAACCACGCCCGCCCAGTCGCTGCTTTTCCAATTGCAGTTCATGGGCATGATGATGATGAGCGGACGCCAAGACGAAGCCGACGCGGCTTATGTTAAGGCGCAGAAACTCGCGCAGCAATTGGTGGACGCTGGCCACTAACGCCGCCGATCCGCCGACACTAAGCCCGCCACCGTGCGGGCTTTTTTATGCCCGTGTTAAATAGTTAATTAAGGCGGGCCCCGCCCCGCGTACCAGTTCCCAAACCTACGGGCCGCGAACCCCAGCCGGTGGCAGTTAGCCGCGCCGCGCTGGCCGTGGTCCCCGATCCCAGCCGGTGAAAGTTAAACCGCGGACGTTGCACCGTGGCCGGTGCCAGGTATCCGCCGCCGGTCGCCTTCGATCCGCTGGCCGTGGGCCGTGATCCATTAGCCCGGAACATTGCGCAGGGTCCCCCGGCTATCGGGTCAAAAGCCCAGCTCCGGGAAACAAAAACCGCGATCCGAGGCCCAGCACCCGGCGTCGGTCTGTCGAGGGTAAAGGCCATGTTTCTGACAAATAATTACCATATTTTTTGAATCATAATTAACTGTCTTATATTTGTGCTTAAAATCGCATATAATGCGTGATATGTTCCACGTGGAACATCGCAAATTGTTTCACGTGAAACATTAAAAACTGCGTATGAAAAATTAGCTAGGGACCCCTATGAGTACAGCGCAAAACACGTTGCTAGAAGACAAAAAACTAAAGCTTGAGCTACGGCTCGCGCAGCTTGAGAAGAACGAGAAGTGCCAAGATGATTTTTTAACTTTCGTAAAAACCGTTTGGCCTGAGTTTATCGCGGGTCGTCATCACAAAATCATTGCTGAGAAGCTAGATCGTGTTGCTCGTGGCGAATTAAAGCGCCTAATCATCAACATGGCACCGCGGCACACGAAGTCTGAGTTTGCATCTTTCTTGTTTCCGGCGTGGATGATGGGCCGTAATCCAAAAATGAAGATCATTCAGGCGACGCACACGACAGAATTAGCGGTTAACTTTGGTCGTAAGACAAAAAACATGATTGAGAGTGACGATTTCAAGGATATTTTCCCTGAAGTTAAGCTTGCTGCGGACAGTAAGGCCTCTGGTCGGTGGGACACGAACCGTGGTGGAATGTATTACGCGGTGGGTGTTGGGTCGAACTTGGCTGGTCGTGGTGGTGATTTGGTGATTATTGATGATCCGCACTCGGAGCAGACGGCGATGAGCAACACGGGCTTTGATGATGCGTGGGATTGGTACACAGGTGGTCCTAGACAGCGTTTACAGCCGGGCGGGTCAATCGTTATTGTTCAGACTAGATGGTCTGAGAAGGACATGACGGGGCAATTGCTTCGATCTATGGCAAAAGACCCGTTGGCGGACCAATGGGAAGTTGTGGAGTTGCCTGCAATTTTTGAAGATGGGACTCCGTGCTGGCCTGAGTATTGGAGTCTTGAAGATTTGACCGCGGTAAAAGCGTCAATTCCTCCGTCTAAGTGGAACGCTCAGTATCAACAAAATCCTACGGGTGAAGAAAATGCGATCATTCGACGTGAGTGGTGGCGTGTTTGGGAGCCTGAAAAGATTCCGCAATTGGAATATGTGATTCAAAGTTACGATACGGCGTTTAGTAAAAGGGAAACGGCGGACTATTCTGCAATTACAACGTGGGGGGTGTTTTACCCCAATGAGGGTGGTTCGGGTCCCAACCTGATCCTATTGGATAGTAAAAAGGGACGTTGGGATTTTCCTGAGTTGAAACAAGTTGCTCTTGACAATTATAAGTTTTGGGAACCAGATACTGTTATTGTTGAAGCCAAAGCTAGTGGACTGCCTTTGACACACGAGTTAAGAAACATGGGCATACCCGTTGTAAACTTTACACCGAGCCGCGGTAACGATAAGGTGAGTCGAGTACATAGTGTATCGCCATTGTTTGAAGCAGGGATGGTTTGGGCCCCCGACGAGACTTTTTCGGACGAGTTAATCGAAGAAGTAGCTGCTTTTCCTAATGGAGAACACGATGATTTGGTAGATAGTATGACACAGGCGCTTATGCGCTATAGACAAGGAAACTTTGTACAACTGCCAACAGATGACTGGGAAGATGACGAAAACCATGCTAAAGTGAAAGCGTATTATTAACTTTTTTTTATGGAAGGCCTGCAAATGAATAGTGCCGCGGTAAATCTTGGAGCGGGCGGATTTGTCTCCTACTTTGAGGACGGCGGAGCTACGGTCGTTTTAGGTGGTGAGCAATTACCTCCACCTGTACAAGAAGAAGAATTTGACGAACGCGGCGTAGGAACCTTCTTTGCAGAACAATATACACCTTTTGCTTCTCCTCCTGAAGGCGCACGGTTCGATGCGGACAGACAGTCTGAGATAAGAGCATCGGGTAATCCAAATTCCGAGGCCCGTGAAACATATTATCCGGAAGGTAATACTTTTTACGAAACCCTTCAACAAGACTACGACTATCCGTTAGTTCAAGACCCTATAGAGGGTCCAAATCGTCATGGTCGGCCAGCCGGTCGCCAAGATTTACCCACCCCTCAAGAACTAGCGGACACTCGTGGGCACATGTTGGGTAGTGCTTTGATGGCCGCGGACTACGGCCCAAAGACCGCAATGACGGTAGGAAACCTTGGAGAAGATATTGGTTTCTCAAATCGCCTACATCGTGCTATGGATAAGCGGAACAACGCGGTAGGTATTTCAATTTTTAAAGCGGCTGGTATAGATGCGACGCCTGCTCAGTTAGCAAAGATGGTAGACGCAAAGATATTTAAACAGCTAGATGTAATTATGGGACGTTCTGCGAATGATCGTAGTTTCAAGAGTCCCGAGAAGGGCCCCGATCTCTATATACCCAGAGATCAGTACGGCTACTTCATATCGGAATATTAGGAGTAGCAATGGCAAATGGTAAACCAAACGCAGGGTTGATGGACGTACCATCACAGTTAGACCCGGACGATTTAGCGGCTGAAGTAGAGATCGAATTGCCCGATAGTGCTAACGTAGTGATGGCAGACATTGAAGCTGAAGATGTTGGCTCCATTGAGATAAGCCCAGAAGATGACGGCGGTGTCGTTATTGATTTTGACCCACAGGACCAGCGTGGTGTCAGTGATGATTTTTATGCTAACTTGGCAGAAGAGATGCCAGACAGAGAGTTGGCACGTATTTCCAGTGATTTGCTTGGTGAGTTTGATGCTAACAAAGCAAGTCGCCAAGAGTGGGAAGATGCTTATACTAACGGTTTAGAGCTTTTAGGCTTTACTTACGATGAGCGTACCCAGCCTTTCCGTGGAGCCTCCGCAGTAACGCACCCGTTACTTGCTGAAGCGGCTACTCAGTTTCAAGCACAAGCTTTTAACGAGCTATTACCTGCTTCGGGTCCCGTCCGTACTGTAGTTATGGGCAAAGAATCCACTTCTAAGAACCAGCAAGCCTCGCGTGTACGTCAGTTTATGAACTACTACATCACGAGTGTTATGGAAGAATACACACCTGACATGGATCAGATGTTGTTTTATCTCCCGTTGGCGGGTTCTACGTTTAAGAAGACTTATTTTGATGAAACGTTAGGTCGTGCGGTATCTAAGTTTGTACCAGCGGAGAACTTGGTTGTTCCTTATGAGACCTCGGACCTCGAAACATGTCCTAATATTACGCAAGTAGTGCGTATGTCACTTAACGATCTGCGCAAACGACAGATTGGTGGCTCGTATTTAGACGTTGAAGTTATCCCAGCACAAAAAGAATTGTCTGATTTAGAAGGTGAGATGGACCGTATTGAAGGTCTGGAACCTAATCAGATAGATTATGACTGCACAATTTTAGAATGCCACGTCGATTTAGACTTGGAAGGTTACGAAGAGCTTGATGACGATGGCGAACCCACAGGTATTAAGGTTCCTTACGTTGTAACGTTGTCCGAGGACAATGGTCAGGTGTTGTCGATCCGTCGTAATTACCAAGAAGATGACGAGTTAAAAAGAAAGATACAATACTTTACCCACTTTAAGTTTTTACCGGGATTCGGTTTCTACGGGTTAGGTTTGATCCATACGATTGGTGGTTTGTCACGAACCGCTACAGCGGCGCTGCGACAGTTAATCGACGCCGGTACGTTGTCTAATCTGCCAGCAGGCTTCAAGGCCCGCGGACTACGGATCAGGGACGATGACGATCCGTTGCAGCCCGGTGAGTTCAGAGATGTGGACGCACCCGGAGGGGCTATACGTGACAGCCTTATGCCGCTGCCATTTAAAGGTCCTGACCAAACATTATTTAACCTACTTGGTTTTGTAGTAGAGGCTGGACAGCGTTTTGCGACGATCACGGACCTCAAGGTTGGTGACGGTAATCAGCAAGCTGCGGTAGGTACAACCATCGCTATGATGGAGCAGGGTACTCGTGTGATGAGTGCTGTTCATAAGCGTTTGCACTATGCAATGAAGCAGGAGTTTAAGATTCTTGCGCGTGTGATGTCTGAAAGTTTACCCCAGCAGTATCCATATACTGTACCGGGTGGTGACGAAAGCATCATGCGGGAGGACTTTGATGACCGCGTAGACGTAGTACCCGTTAGTAACCCTAACGTATTTAGTCAGGCGCAGCGTATTGTAATGGCGCAGACTAAACTACAACTGGCGTCACAAGCGCCGGAGCT